CCCAAGGGCGCGATGCTGGTGCCATCCGTGTTGTCCTGCTTGTAGAGATACAGGCTGAGAGACAGATTGCTGTTGTCGCCGATCGTTTTTCCGGCCAAGGAAGGGACGGCAAAGCTGAAGACGAAGCGCTGCCAGTCGGTGGTGACGTTGAAGGTCGTCTGCGCTGCAATGGTTGCAGAGGAGCCCCCGTTGCCGAAGTTCTGCTGAAGAACGAAGCCGATGGTGCGCGCTGACTCCGCTCTGAGCCATACAGAGAACGTGGCCATGCCGCCGGCCAGGCTCGATACGTCTTCGATGTATTGCAGCGTTCGAATCAGCGAGCCCCAGCCGCCCTGGGGGCCAACGGCGGTAGCCTGCAGGCGAGCGAAGAATCTCGGGTTGCCGGGTACAGCGTCTTGTCCTGGCATGAACGATTGACGGCTCAGCACGACAGTCGAAGTGCCGCTGCCGGCCGATCCGTTGTAAACCTGACCGAGATAGCGGTCGGGTCCCCATGCCATCGCGTTGACCGACGTGGCGGTCGCCGTGGCGCCGGCCTGCCATATATCGATCTTGCCATTGATGACTTTGTTCTTCATGGACGGCACGGAGAGGGCGCCGCCATACAAGTCGTTGAAGTTGTGCTCGGTCTTCTCCCAGGCCATCCGGTTGGTGTCGCCGTCCTTGCCGTCGGATTGGGTGCCGAGGTTGATGTGTTGTTGCGTCATGGCGGGCCTCGGAAAAAGGGTGGGCGCTCTCGCAATAGAGCCCTTTTGAGTGAGTGGGTCTGATGAAGTGGTCGTGTCTGGCAGCCGGATGCCGCGCGTCTGAATGGCGCTCGCGCAACCGAGGCAGCTGAAATCTGCCAGCCGCCAAAGCAGCTATCAGCGGCGTTGAGTGTGTTGGCGCTGAAGGTGGCCGGGGCAGGCCGCCATCGGCTTGAAACTAGCAACCTTTACGTAAATCCGGTTTGGTTCGCGGAACGCTACCGTGATCCCGAATTGGGCAAGGTTTAATGTCGGCGCTGCTTCTTCTTCATAAGCCAGTGATGTCACATTCCAGAAGCCATCGAGGCTGTATTCCGGCACGGGCGGAAATAATTACGCCCTGTCCGGGGTATGCATTTGCGATGCTTTGACACGCGGCGATCTCGACGTTGCCACCGCTTATGCGGTTGCAAACCGTCGCAGGAGCTCGCCAGAACGCCGATCCTATCGGGCTTCCGGATAGGTACTGTCCATACATGCCCGGGTCGGAGAACGCGATGGCCGCCGTGGAAGGGCTCGCAAGGGCGAACGGATAGACCGTGCCGATACCACCGCTGTCCGGCCATACCATGGATTGCGAAGCACGAATCATCTGCCGGATGCGGAGCGGTCGTTGTGCAGCATCGTAGGTCAGATGGCCATTCGAATCGAACAGCTGTAGTCCGATATTTCCGTACGGCTCAATGACCGGAACAAAAGCATAGAAATCGCATGACGTGGAACCGCTGGCCATGAACCAGGTGAAGCCGGTTGGTGCAGCTTCGATGACCGATGCGAAAGCATTGCCGCGAAGAAAGACAATGGATTGCCCGCCACGCGGATTGCTCCACGTTACTTGACCGTATGTTCCCCCAGGCCCTGCATTTGCTGGCGCCGTGATGGTGCCTTTCTTCACCAGAACGAGATTTGGCCAATCAGAGTCGACGATGATTGCGCCGTTGTCGGCGACCGCTTGGAATATGGCGCCCATTAGTAGTTCCCGTACCAGATGGTGATCGGTGTCGATGGCTCGTATTGACCATAGAAGTTCCATCGGAGCGTTTTGCCATCAATATTCCACGAAAGACCCAGAGCGTATGGCCCATAGGGGGTGGTGATGCGTGACGGTAACGACAGCGCCACGATGAATGGAGTGCCTTGGTCCAGGAAAGGAAGGTCTACTTGGCCCTGAGGTCCTATCAGCGTGGTTGTGCCGAGAAGGCGCGGCGATACGTAGGAAAGGTCGAGGAGCAGGCTGCCACTCACGTCGAATGCTTGAAGACCGGTAGCCATCACCACATTCCTAACCGGACGCGGAGCGTACCGTTGCCGTCGAAGACCTGGATGAGCTGGTTGGTTATCGAAAGCCGTCCCCCGCCCGAACCATTCATTTCAAAGCTGTTGCCACTCTTGCTGATCTTCCAGCCACGTTGGTTAGGTACGTAATCCGTGGATTGGATGTAATCGCCGATCATTGCATTCGAGATCCATCCGTCGCCGATAAGCGCCTGTTTGATGAACGTCTGCCCGTTCTGGATCACAAAAGGCGTCGTTACTTGGCCGTTGGCGATATTGATGACCGCAAAGCGATCCGCCTGGAAAAGAACCTGTGATTGATACGATCCGTCCGGCTGCTGCTCCACACCCAGGCCCATGCCCGCGCCATAGATCCGCCCATCCGCGGTGACCTGGCATCGGACCGACCAAGTCGCACTGACTTTGCCGTTGAGGTCTACGACCGCCTGCGAGGTCTGCTGCACCACGGCACTCGTGTCGTCGACGGTGGCCTGCACTTGGTCCACGCGCTTGGCCATGGCACGGTCGCCATCCTGCACCGCATCCAGCAGCGTCCACGTACCCGCGTAATGCGTACTGTCGCCCGCCCACTCCTGTGCGTCGCCGGCCATGTCGGAAGTCGCCAGATCGACGCCTTCGAGGATCTGCTGGCCGAGCTCCGTCTGTTCGATCAGGCCGGCGAAGACGGGCTCGTAGTCGGCCGCGTCCGAACTGGCCTGTCCCGGCAAACCAGCGCCTTCCGGGTAGTACGCACCTACATTCCCGGTCTTGTCGACCAGTCTCACCCAGAAGTAGAACGAGGCACCTGCCGCGAGACCATCGATCTCGAGCGAGTTCTGCGGATATGCCAGGTCGGCCATCTTCGTGGCGCTCTGCAGATCGGGCGTCTTGGACCGCCAGATCTCGGTGCGCTGGGTATCGTCGGTGCCCGCGGGAAATGTCCAGTCCAGGTGGATGCCCCAGACCTTCGGCGTGGCTTTCATTGTCGCCACGACCGGCGGTGCGCCGGTCTTGCCGACGATATCCGTGGGCGCGGACAGGGCCGGAAGGGAGGCGATGCCGCTCGGGCTGACGGCCCTCACGCGAGCGATGTACGTGCCGGTATAGATGCCTTCCACGTCGATCGACAGCCCCGACGTGCGGCCGGCACTTACCCATTCGCCATCATTGCGCCGCCATTCGACCTGGTAGCCGGTGGCGCCAGCTGCTGCGTCCCAGGCAATCGTCACCACATTGGTCGCAATTCCCTGCGTAATCACCACATGCCCATCCAGGCGCACGTTCGCCGGCGCGACCTGGGTCGATGCCGGCAGTGCGCTGATCGGCGGGACCTGGATGATCGCGCCGTTGTCGATGGCTTCGAACTTGCCCGGCACGTGCTGCAGGGCGGTGATGGTGAAGCTGATCTCGCTGGAGGACTTGTCCTCGGTCACCGACAGCACGCGGTAGGTCTGGGCGGCGAGGGTGTCGCTTTCCACCACCCAGACGGATTCGGCGTCCGGCTGCACCGAAAAGCCGGGAGCGGCCACCGAAAGTTGTGCTCCATCGACGGCGGTGATGGTTTGCGTCTCCGATGCGCCGGTGGGCAGCATCACGGTGAGGCGATCGCCCACCGCTACTTGCTCCGGCGCCTTGTCCACCGTCACCGTCGTACGGGTGGCGGCGTGGATGCGGCCGCCCTGGCGCTTGCCCGCGCGTGCCGGGTCGGTGACGCGGATGATCTGACCGGGTGCCGCAACCGTACCGTCCAGGCCGACCTTGAAGGTCACCGTGTCGGTCTCCAGCCGGGACGTGAGCAGCACCCATTGGCCGGCACGTTGCGCCTGCGCCTGCGAGGTGCAGCCGAAGGCGGTGAGGGTGGCCTGCTGGATGCCGTAGCGTGCGAGGCCGGCGCGGTCTTCAACGTATTCGACCTTGGCGCGGTAGAAGTCCGCCGGGTCGTTCCAGGTGACCAGCGCAGTGGTGTAGCGCGTCTTGCGCGTGCTCGCCGCGTAGGTGAACTGGCCGCCGACCACGTTGGCGGCGGTGTAGGCATACACCGGATCGGCGGGCATGTCGGCCGACGCAGTGATCGCGCCGCCGGTCCAGTACGAGATGCCGCGGAACACGCTAGCCAGGTCGCTCAGCAGTTTGTACGCATCGCTGGCGGTCTGCAGGAACACGTTGCAGGTGAAGCGCGGCTCCGTGCCGCCCTTGCCGTCGCTCACCGGCTGGTCGCAGTACTGCGCGATGCGGTAGAGCTCCCACTTGTTGACCTGCGCGGCGGTAACCAGATGGCCCAGGCCGTAGCGCGGATGCGTGGCCAGGTCGTAGTAGATCCACGCCGGATTGTCGGTCCATGCCGGCTTGAAGCTGCCGTCCCACACGCCGCTGTAGGTGCGCGCCAGCGGGTCGTAGTTGCTCGGCACCTGGATGATGCGCCCCCACAGGTCGTACGCGCGGCTGGGGATGTTGCTGAACTGCGCCGCGTCGCCGGAGATGCCCAGCAGCGCGCTGTTGGGGTAGCGCAGCTTGGCGTCGATCACCTCGGTATAGCTGTCGATAGTGGTGATGTCGGCGATCGCGGAGCTGTTGGCGTTGGGCGTGATGCGCGTGACGCGCACGTTCCAGCCGCTCTGTGCCGCCGGCAGGTCGATGCGGTGGCTGCGCTGGTACTTGCTGGTGGTCTTGCCGGTGATCGCGCCGTTGTAGGCGAGCTGCCAGGCGCCGCCGTCGGTCTGCACCTCGATCTTGTACTGGACCGAGTAGCCGTTGATGTCGCCGTTGGATGTATTGGCCTTGGACAGGCCCGGCACGCCGATGGTCACGCGCACGGCCGATAGCGCCGTGTTGCTCAGCGAGCGGATCCACGGCGTGCTCTGCTTGAGCTCCACGCCGACGCTGATCTCGTTCTCGACCGCCGGATAGCCGGGAATCTCCTCCTGGTCCTGCGTGCCCGTGCGCGTCTCAACGTGCACATTCTGGAAGTTGAGCGAACCGTCCGGGTTGGCCAGCGGCGTCTCGTCCAGGTAGATCGATTGCAGCCCATTGACCAGGCCGCCGATCTCGCCCTCGCTCACCAGGTCCAGGATGCGGAAGTAGGCGATCGAGCGCAGGCTGTCCGGCGACTCGACGGGCGTACGCTGCTTGCTGCCGCCCTTGGCGCCTTGAAGGGTGGAAGTCATGTCTACCTCTCGTAGAAGTTCTTGGGGTTGCGGCCCAGCAGGTTCACGCCCGCACCCACGCCCGCCGTCGCCGGCGCGTAGTCCTCGGCGTGGATGCCGGCGGAGACCACCGCGGAGCCGACGATCATGCGGCCGTAGAGGACGGGCACGGGGTTGCCCTGGGCCTGCGTGTTGACGGCGCCGTTG